AAAACGGTACTGACTACGCCAACAAAGGTCGTTGGGTAGACGGTGATTTAGTGCGTTTCGAAAACGGTTATCTAAAACCTATAGGCGGTTGGGTTAGGTTTAAAGATACAGCATTAACAGGCACACCTATTGGTATGTATTCTTACAAAACCAATTCTGGCGAAGAGGTTTTAGCTGTTGGCACAAGGTCAAACGTATATGTTTTATATAATGATACTTGGTATGACATAACGCCTTCAGGATTTATAGGTGATGATGTTATTACATCTACTGGTTACGGTGCATATCATTACGGTGTAGAAGATTGGGGTGATGCAAGAAGCACCTCAGCACTAAACTTTGATACTAAAAGTTTTTCTTTTGATAACTGGGGTGAACATTTAGTTTTTTGTTTTGCAGGAGATGGTAAGTTATATCAATGGCGACCAGATGCAGGTGGCGGTAGTCCAGATACTATAGCTACAGCAATAACTAATGCACCGACAGGCTGTCAAGCTCTTGTTGTAAGCAACGAAAGACACTTAATAGCGATAGGTGCAGGCGGAGATCCTAGAAAAATATCATGGTCTGATAGAGAAGATAATACTAATTGGACATCTACTGCTAGAAACACCGCAGGTGATTTACAAATACCAACAGGCGGTAAAGCTAATTATGCTGTTAAATGGCAAAACGATATTATTATATTTACTGATGTTGGCATTAACAGACTTTACTATACAGGTTCTCCTTTTGTGTATGGTATTCAAGATGCTGGCGTAAACTGTAAAGCTATAAGTGCAAGATCAATAACTTCTGCTGGCGGTTTCTTATCATGGATTAGTGAAAATTCATTTTTTTCTTTTGATGGTACCCTAAGAGAATTAAAGTCAGACGTACACGATTACATCTTTGACAACATACAAGTTAATACGCAAAAAGCTACCTTTGGTACACACAACATAGATTTCAATGAAATATGGTGGTTTTTTCCCGTTGGTGATGTAGACCAACTAACACCTAATAAATACGTTATATGGAATTACATAGATAATGTTTGGTCTATAGGTTCTATGGATAGAAGTTGTTGGGTAGACCAAGGTGTATTCAATCATCCTATATCTTGTGACTCTAATGGTTTTGTTTACGAACATGATAAAAGACCATTGTTCAACTCACCAAACCTAGGTACTCAAGTACCTTTTGCTACTACAGGACCGCTTGAGATTGGCAACGGCGATAGATTGGCACAAGTTAATCAGATATTACCAGACGAAGAATCTAATAGCTTACCAGGCATTACAATAGGTTTTACAGGAAAAAATACACCTCTAGGTACAGAAACAGATTTTGGTAACTTTACTTTTGAAACAGACGGTTATACCGATGCAAGGTTTACTGCAAGACAATTATCTATGAAAGTTACAGGTTCTTTAACCCAAGACTTCCAAGTTGGTAATATAAGACTAGATATAAAACCAAGAGGTAGAAGATAATGGACTTATCCTCACAAAGACAGTATATACAGCGTGCTATTAATGTTAAGTATTCTTTTGCAGCTACTACAAAACAAACTATTTATACTGCGCCAACAGGTGATGATTTTGATTTTGCTATTGTTAAAGGATTTTTAGCTTGCGATCATGGTAATCAGCAAACTAATTTAGATGTATCTATAACCGATACAAGTTCTAATGAATTTTTTATTTATAAAGAAAAAAATATATCAGCACATGCTACTGAAGAATTACAAACAAATGCAGGCATAATCATTCAACAAGGTGAAATAATTAAAGCACAGGTAAACCATGCAAACATACATTTAGTATTGAGCATCATTGAATATGCAAAAGGCGATTAAAAAATCTTGGAAAGAGGACTGGATTCGCTGTAAACCCTATATAGCAAAAGCCATTAAGTATCAAGATAACTATACAATTAAGGATATAGAAGATAAAATAGAAGAAGGAATATTCTTATTGTGGGCAGGAAAGAACTCTGCTTTTGTAACAGAATTTGTAGTATTCCCACAAAATACTGCAATGAATTTATTGTTTTGTGGTGGTAACTACCAAGAGTTAGAAGCAATGTTGCCACACATAGAAGATTATGCTAAAGCCTGTGGCGTTAAAAGACTATATGGCGGTGGCAGAAAAGGTTGGACTAGGAAACTAAAACACCTTGGATTTGAAACAGAATATCTAATTAGAAAAGACTTATGAGCAAAGGAACAACAACAACAACACAAGAAGCACAAGTACCAGAATATCTGCAAAGTTTATTCACAGAATATGCACAGAGAGCAAAAGAAGCCTCTGACATACCTTTTATTGGATATACTGGTGACAGAATAGCAGGACTATCTCCAGAAGAATCACAAGCACAAGCAGCGGCACAAGGACTATTTGGTACTGCTTTTGGTTTTGATCCTACTGCACAATTACAAACATTAGCTGGACAAGCTGTCCCAACAGCAGCAGACGTACCATCTTTATTAGACGTAGACATAGGCGCATACCAATCACCTTTTCAACAGCAAGTTATTGATCTAGCGTTAGAAGATATTGGCAGAGCAGAAGATATCCAAAGACAGCAGGCACAAGATGTGGCCATGCGTGCGGGTGCGTTTGGTGGTTCAAGAGGTACTATCTACGAGCAAGAAGCATTAAGACCTTTACAAGAAGAAAAGCTTAGAACAGTCTCTGGCTTGCGACAAGCAGGCTTTGAGCAAGCACAAAGAGCAGCAGAAGCTGATATTGCTAGACAGCAGCAGATGGCAATGTTTGCACCAGAAATGGAACTGCGCGGGCGTGCGCAACAGGCGGGCTTGCTAGGTAGTTTACTTGGCGGTCAACAACAAGCGCTTGGTACATTAGCTGGTTTCGGCGGGCTTGGTAGAGGCTTATCACAAGCAGAAAGAGACTTTGCTTTCCAAGAGTTTATGAGAGAACAACAACAACCAGGATATCAGTTAGGTTTATTAGGCCAAGCTGTAGGAACTTTACCACAAAGTTTGATTGGTCAAACTGTTACAGAAGAACAGCAAACAGGACCATTAGGAGTGTTTGGCGGGTTAGCAGGTCTTGGTAGTTCATTAGCATTAGGTGGTATAAATCCTTTTAGTGGATTGGGTGGATTATTTAGTTCGGCTGCTACACCAACAGAATTTAATTTACCATCTACTTTACCAGGTGCTGGTACAGGCTTACCAGTAACAGGATTAGTTGGCACAAATTATCAACAATTTAGTCCAATCAGTTTATTAGGATAAAATTATGGCATTTGGAAAACCAAAAACACCACTAACACCAGAACAACAACTACAAAGAAGGCAAAATATTGGTGTTGGTTTAGCAGCATTGTCTGAAAGCTTACGAGGAGGCGACCCTGTTGGTAGAACTTTAGGTTTACAACAGCAGCTTGAAGCACAACAACAACAGGCGGAACAAGATAGATTATTACAACAGTTTGCTGACGACCCTAGATATGCTGACCAAATAAAGCTTATACAAGCTGGTTTAGATCCAAGAATGTTTGCTGCACAAAAAATGACAGCAGACCAAGAAAATTATAACTTAGCTGTCAAACAAGGATATAAAGGTACTTTCATGGATTACATGAAAGAAAAAAAAGCACCTCTTGTAACTATAGATCAAAGGCAAAAAGTTTTTGAACAAGAAGCAGCCAAAGCAGGTTTTAAAACACAACAAGAAGCTGCAAAAACAGTCGAAGGATATTCTGATATAGAAAATAGATTAGATATTTTAGCAAAACAATTAGAAGGTGCAGATCCTGTGCAAACAGGCGTTATAGAAGAAATAAAAATACCTTTCAAAAAAATTGCTGCTGGACTAAACATATTACCGCAAGAAAAACTAGATGAGCTTAGTCAACAAGAGTTATTCCAAGCAACAACAAACTACATTATACCTAGAATGAGGGTTGCAGGTTCAGGATCAACATCTGATAGAGAAATAGAATTATTTAAATCATCTGTACCTAATCTTGGAAATACAGTAGCTGGTAATAAGACTTTAGTGGGTGGTTTGCAAGCAATAGCCAAATATAATAAAAAAAGATTGTTTGAAATGGATAAATACCTAAAAGACAACGGAAACCTATTAGGTTTTGGTGAATTTGCAGATGCAAAATTAGGACCAGTATATGAAACTTATATATCAGATGATGATTTTGATAAAAAGGTTAGAGAAGGTAAACTTAAAAAAGGTGATTTTGTTTATGATGCTTTATCAGGACAATTTAGAGTTCTTAGTGAAGAAGATATTAAAGGAGCTATGTAATGCCAGCGCCTAAACCAATTGATTATAGAAAAAAAGCAACACCAAATATAGCTACTGGTTTATCAAGATCTTTGGGGCAAGGTTTGTTATTTGGATTTGCAGACGAGGTAGAAGCTTTTGCAAGATCATTACAAAAAGATGTTAACTATGAAGATGCTTTAGGCCAAATAAGAACAGAACTAGAACAATTTAGAGAAGAAGCGCCAGCAGCAGCGTATGGAACAGAAATACTTGGGTCAATTCCGTCTATGTTTGCTGGTGGAGCTGGTCTCGCAAGATTAGGTTTAACTGGCGTAGCTAAAACTGGTGCTGTTGGTGGTGGTTTATATGGTGCAGGTGTAGCAGAAGATCCAGAAGGTAGATTAAAAGGGGCGGTTACAGGCGCAGCAATAGGTGGTGGCTTGTCAGCAGCATCACAAAAAATATTACCAAGAAAATCAAAACAAGCTAAAGAATTACAAAAAAAAGGTATACCACTAACACCTGGTCAATCTTTACGAGACTCTGGCAGTATTGGCTCTAATCTTATTTCTGCCTTAGAGGATTTATCAACTTCTTATCCTGGTGCAGGAGCGCCAATCCAAGCAAGAAGATTAGAAACTTTAATACTTACAAACCGAGCATTGCTAGAAGAAGCTGTTACACCACTAAAAATAAAAATACCAAAAAATCTATCGCCAAGAGAAAGTTTTGAATTTGTAAACGATGTGGTAAATAAAGAATATGAAAGAGTTTTAGGAAAATTATCATTAAAAAATACTTCTAATTTAGAAAATAAAATATTAAATGTATTAGAAGATAGCGTTTTAAACGCTGACGAGCAAGATAGGGTATTAAAAATAGTCGACAAAACCTTATTGAGCAGAATTAAAGATAATAAAATATTAGGCAAAGACTTAAAAAAAGCACAAACAGATTTACGAACTAAAAGTGAAAGATTTAGAAAATCAGGTGGCTTTGAAGGAGAAATTGGAGATACTTTGTCTGAAGTAAAAAAAGTCTTGGAAAGCGAAATAGATTTACAAAATGTAAATGCAATTGATTTGAAAAATGTAAATGCAGTATATAGAAATTTAGTTCCTATAAATGACGCAATGCAAGCTGCGGTTGTGCAAGAGGGCGTATTTACACCAGCTCAATTATTACGAGCAATAAAAAAAGCAGATACAAGTAAAAGAAAAACAAGTGTCACCGCAGGCCAAGCTCCGCTACAACAGACAACAGAATTAGCGCAAAAAGTTTTAGGTCAACAATTTCCTGACTCAGCAACCGCTTCTAGGTTATTAGCACAAGATATAATAATAAACCCATTAAAGGCTGCTAAATTAATACCACCAGCATTAGTTTCTGAAGCTGCCATGAGCAGACCATTGGGTAGATCGCCTGTAACAGGTATATTAACTAGCTTAGACCCAACACTAAGAGCAGCTACACCAGCTATTAGTTCAATACCCGCTAGAACAGAGGCGCAAAGAAAAAGACAAGAAGAATTAAATAACTTGCTGAAATAACCTTATGCCACGCCAATCGGAAA